GTATTAGAAGCTATCGGCTTCCTGTAAGCCACCCGTCGTCATATCACCATCGATGTTTTCGACTACCAACACATCGCCTTCGGCCGGCGTAGCCGCGTTTTGCGTATCACTAAACGACGCGACATCCCGTGTGGTCTCCAGATCGTCGAAGAGGGTGTTGACGGCCAACGTGCTGTCACCAATCAACGTGACATCTTGTCGATCCAGAGAGCCACTGGGCTGCCTTGGGGTAACGTTGTCAGCGACCAATGCGCCTTTACGGACATAAGGACTGAATCTATTATTGGTCCCCCACCGCATTTCCCACCTCGACAACGACGCCGGCGTAAAAGCTCTATCCCTTTGCGTATTCGACATCGTCATCGCACAGGCGCCCGACCAATACCGATATGCTTCTTGCCACTTCAATCCGGCTGACGGCGATGCCTTGCTCGACCAGAGGTCGAGTTGCTTCAGAGCCGCCTCTGCGGCGTCTACGACCTGCTGTCGGGGCCTGAGAGTATCGAGGTACCATCTCGCCAGAGTCGCCTGAGTCCGCCTGTACGAGCCAGCGATGAGGAGTTTGCCTTGTGGAGGCGCAGTTTCAATGAAATTGTTTACGAGTTGTGCGGCGTCGTTCAGGGCTACCTGGATGCGCTGATAATTAATGGTGTTGGCGGTGGGGTCTTCAATGCGTGATAACTCTAATGCTTCGTTAAACCCGAACACCTCAATGAAGTAATCGACGGTGGCTGGGTCGCAGTTGTTAGCGACACCGTATGCGTCACGAGGCGGGGTGTATGGCATGTCGACAAGTCTCTATATTGCTTTCAACGCGAGGTCGGTGAAAGATACGGTAGGATGGTTAGTAGTGGGACTTTTGGTATGAGCGACACCGTTTCTGTCGATACGAACTTCGTGGTGTATGCGTATATGAGGAAGAATGGAACTCCGTATTATATTGGAAAGGGGAGGCCCGAGAGGCCTTATAAAGGTAGAGGTAGACCCTGTAAAAGACCATCCGACGAAAACAGGATAATAATTTTGCATGAGAATATTAATGAACAGACGGCGTTTAGGATTGAGATGGAGCTTATTGCTAAGTATAAGAGGAAGGATTTATATCCAAAGGAAGGGTTGCTATATAACAAATCCGACGGAGGTGAAGGATCTTCAGGGACTATCGTATCCGAGGAAACTAGGAAAAAACAGTCGGAGTCCAGAAAAGGTAAAAATAACTACAACTATACTCCCAGAAACTGGTATCATCCAGAACACGGAGAAGTTCTTCAGAAATCCTCAAGAGAGCTTGCAGAGATGTTTCCAGATCTTAACCTGAATACCAGGTGTTTAGACTCAGTTTACAGGAGAGAAAAGAAAAAGCACAAAGGTTGGATTTTATTAGAGGATAAAGACGTTATACATAGAAGAAATAATAATATTCTAAGAACCTGGTACCACAAAGATCATGGAGTTGTTGAAAAAGTTTCCATTTCAGAACTAGCAAAAATGTACCCAGAGCAAAAATTAACTTATTCAGGGTTATCTCAAGTAGCTAAAAATAGAATTCTTGAGTTTAAAGGGTGGAGCATGGTATCAGAAGACTCAAATAATTGCTATCAGACCTATGACTGGTATCACCCTGAACACGGAATAGTTTTAAACAAAACAGCCTCAGAGTTGTCTTCTAATTTCCCAAATCAGGGATTAGATAATAGTACTCTTAACAGAGTGGCCATGGGATTCGGCAATCAGCACAAAGGATGGAGGTATTACGACAGAGATACTGGACCCAGAGAACCCAGAGGAAGAGGTAAAAATAAAAAGTTTAACTGGTATCACCCAGACGTGGGGGAAGTCTTAAATAAGACTGTGAATGAATTAGCTGAGCTTTACTCAGGTATGTCTCTGGTAAAGCCTAGTCTATACTTAGTAGCTAGTAGTAAAGCCTTTTCACATAAAAAATGGGTGCTTTTAGATAACAAGAATAAGACAGTAAAGCAGTTTAGAGAGGAAAGAAAAAAGCCCGACGTTTGACAGTCGGGCTATATATTATAGGGCTAAATTGTCTCAGGCTTTGTTAACAGGGTTGAGGAATACTGCACCTGCTCCTGCTCTAGAAGTCTCCCCAAGACCGACCAATTGGAACTCACGTTCGACCAAAATGTCTCCGGTAAAGGTACGGCGGTCAAGATTGAATCTTTCAGGAACTGCCAGTGGGAAACCTGAAAGCTGATAGGTATACGCGAAGGCCGGATTACCGTAATTAGCATCAAGAGCTGGCGTGAATCCATCAGTTGCTTCGGAAGGGTGGTAGAAGAGAATAGCTACGTTGTCGTAGATGTTCTCCAGAGCACCAGTTTCCTGATTAAGCTTGAGACGACGGGCTACACGAATTTCGGAAAGTCCGAAAATCTCTGCGAGACTTTTCTCGTTAATAAGGACACCGCGCTGCATGAAGTCACGGATTCTTTTGTTGCGCTTTAGAGCATTAAAGGCATCAGGAGAAAGAACCATCTTGTTGGGATACACAGAACACTGGGAACGTACTTGTTCCTTCATGTCATCAATTAGTACCTCAACATCAGCAGTTGGGCTGTTGAACTGATCGGCACCAGAGTTATAAGTAGCTAGGTCGAGGACGTTGCCAGATTCGTACTGGGCAATGTCCTGAACTTTCTCTGCTACGTATACCTCCCAAGACTGCATTAGGCGGTTAGCGGCATCTTTAGCGGCATAAGCACGAAGATCGATAGCAGCAGCACCGTTCTTAGCCTCAGCAGCTACTTCCTCAGCAATCTCCCAGCTAATAGCTTCTTGGCGAAGAGCAAAGCTCCGAGTTCCGAACTCATTTTGTACCTTTTGGATATTAGTACCAGGAGCACGAAGGAAAGATTGCGCAGCAAAAGCCTCCTTGCCGAAGGTAAGTGCGCGACCAGCCCGAACGTTCATAGAAACAGCCGGAGCAAAGAAGGTGGCAACACCGTCTGAATTACGATATCCTTGCGCAATTTGCGTAAGGATCGGGTCAATTACCCGTACTTGATCTAGATTCATCATGGTTAATTACTCTCCTCAGGAACCAGCTTCGTTGCCGAGCTTCACTCGGACATATTGACCAGCACCGGCAGTACCGATGACGTCTAGGGCGCGACCCAGGATCAGACCTGCACCTGCGGTGCTAGAGGCTTTACCAGTCGCATCAGCGTACACAGCGTCGTCTACGGCGAAAGTCGAACCAGAGTCAACTTCGGCGATAGCGATGCCGGTGGTCACGATGCTCAGGAGAGACTGATACGGGAATACGCCAGGCTTACGCGGAGTGGTGCTCGGATTCGACTCACCTTCGTAGGTGCCGGGCCAGATATACGCAGTAGCACCGCTGATGGCGGTGGTAGGCGCAGGCAGCACGGTAGCAGCGGTGTCGCTGGTACGGGTCATAACCCGGAAAAGCTGCGCACCAATCTTGATGGTGTCACCGACGTTGAGTTCGGGGTCGAAGTTGGTGGTCGTGCCGGTCACAACGCCAGTGGTGGCGATGGCCAGGGTGCCAGTGAGCGCGGTGAGAGTCGCGTCTTCGACTTGATAGCCTTTGTCGGTCAGTTGACCTTGACCGTAGAGCTTGTAGACATTGAGGCCAGCGGCATAGCCACCAGCGACGGGATAGGAGCCGTCTCGCTTGACGAAACGGCAGCGTCCGATACCATTAGCAAGTGCGGTAGCGTCGGTTACGGTAACCGTCTCTACGTACTTGTGGTCGAACGACATATAGCGAGGATCTGTCGCCATGTTATTAAATGTTCGTTAGTGTTTTTGGTGGGCGTATAGGGACGTATCGACTATAAACCCGAGGTTTGGTTTTCCTTTATGTGTAACCAGGAACAGAAAGCTTCGCTTTCTGCCGGGGAGCCTTACGGCTCCCCGTTGTTACAAGGATGTGGGTGAGATATCAAACTTCGTCGTTTAGGACGAGTTTCAGCGCGGACATGTAGTCAGTGCTGTTGGCCTCTGCGTATTCAACCGCTTTCGCGTGAATTTCCGCATTGCGTTCATCGAACACATAGCCGTCAGCGTTAGGCTTGGGGGCCTTAGCCTTCTTCGGAGCAGAAGCAGGCGTAGCCACTTCGTTGAAACTGACCATCGCTGGTAGTTTCTCTAGCATACCCCTCATGAACTCGAACTGGGTGGCTTTACCAGCCTCGCTGAAGTTCACATTGTTCTTGGGATTCAGGGTCTCAAGGAAACGGCTGAGATCGGAGAGGGGGACGATCTGCTCGGTGAGCTTACCATCGCTATACAGACCTTCGCAGAAGTCGGTGATCTCCTTCTGGCGCATGAGACGACGTTGTGAGGCCAACTCCTCTTCGAGTTCGGCAACCTTCGCGGCGAGAGGATCCGGAGACTGCGTCTCAGAGAAATCGGTCGCTTCGGCTTCAACCACTTCTTCCTCGGAAGCTTCAGCTTCCGAGTAGCCGGGCATCATGCCTTCACCCATCTCCTGCGACCCTTGCGCAAGCTGATACAACGCCATAATGAGTTGTTCTTCGGTGTACTGAGAGGCGAGATCGGCGGCTACTTGCTCATCGTCATCACCGGACATGTCATCGACGCCTTCGGCTTCACCGCCGGCTTCGGCCGGGGGCATATCTCCCTCGCCCTCCATACCATCCGGACCTGCACCATCGGCATCCACTGGAGGCGCTTCGCCACCATCTTCATCGCCCATCTCCTCGCCATCGGGTCCTTCGACCATAGAGAGAGAGCTCATGCCTTCTTGAGCCATAGGCTCAGGAGCCTGATCTAGCATCGGATCGGGGGCCATACCGTCCCCGTATTCCATATCATAAGGAGCAGGAGATCCGGTTTCCTGAATCGCCTCTCCTTCTTCGTCTGTTGCTTTCATACCATTAATGTTGACATTAATGGTCATGCCCCGCCCGTCGGCATAGTCGACAACTTTCGTTTCTTGAACGGGGGCTTCGGTTTTTCTTTTAGCCATAGTTGGTAAAGTTTCCTGGAATGAAATAGAAGACTCCGTTGGAGTAATAGTTATCGAGCCTTCGGGGGGTGTCTCGGCAAAGGCCGTGAGGCCTTTTACCGCTGGGATTGACACAAGGCCGAGGTGGCGCAATGCCAGTTGGCCGGGTGTCGGATTAGTATCCGCATCGGGCAGGTAGAACGAGCTACTGACCTTCTTGAATACTCCGTCGCGAATCAGGCGTTCCGCCTTGGGAGTCAGTTCGACTTTCCCCCAAAGCGACTTACCTTTTCGCCACACTTCACGGACCCAGCCAAGGGCCGGTGTCCCATCATCCTGGTCATGACCGATGATCAGGGGTGCTTCGTGCTTACTGGGGTTGTAGCTAGTCACCACCTGATCAAGGTCTTCGTCCGCAAAGACCATCTTCTGACCGCTCGAGCTGATCTGCGGACCAGATCGAAAGAGTTCGATGTATACGGTCCGCTTAGGCTGCTGCTCGGTCAGAGGGGAATCAGCGTTCAGAACTTCTTCCAGGTTTTTGCGAAGTCGTCTTGCCATATCAATCTTTCAACGTCAGGCGTTCAAGTTGGTGGCATCGAGGAATGCGGTGAACCGCTCCTCGTTACGGCTGAAGCTATCGCTCAGGAGCGATACTTGGCCGACGGGGGTCCGAACAATGGTGATTGCCAAGCGCTCAAGGGTCGGAGAAGTCGCAACATACGCATCCATCCGAACCGTACCCTGCTCGAGGAGAGCGGGACTATTGTTGCTGTCACCACACACCACGAGATAGGCTTGCTCAGCACGATTACCAAACAACGCGCCTTGGCGATAGAACTGGTTAAGAACCTGGTTAGCGATCGACTTGACTCTCGCATACACTGTACCGGCCGAATCGATACTCTCAAACAAGATGTCGTCAAAGCTACGGTTCATCACATCAACGAGGACGTTGAGGATTACGCGCGTATTCACGAATCTGAACAGCGGGCTGCTGGAAAGGGTGCGTGCGCCCCAGACCACAATGCCACGGTTGGGAAGTGATCGGATCGGGTTGAGGCCGAGAGCATAGGTAACTTCCTGCTGCTGCGCACTGATGGTGAACTTGAGGCCAGTCACCCCGCGCAACGGATATCTTGAGCCGGCGGGAGGCTGCTGGAACCCCTCGTTGATAAAGCGTCCGCAGGCGATGCCAGCAACAAAGGAGCTGGAGGGAACGAAACGATCGTTCAGGTTCTTCACATAAGGGGCATAGAAGGCGGCGTGGCCATAGAACGCACCGACGGTACGTTTCAGGACATCTAGTTCGTCCTGGGCTTGGGATAGGTTCTCGATGTCACCACCACAGTCAATAAGGGCGATGTGTTGGGTGTTGCTGATGCCTTCTGTTACGCCGAACCGGCCTTCGGCCGCAGCGATTAGGGTCTGGGTCACTTTGAGACGCTCACCAATAGCCTCGCTGCGGGAGGCGAGATCGGAGTCAGCGCTATACTTCAGAGTCGCATACGCCTCTGGTGCCAATAGGAATCCGGGCGCATAGTATTCATCACCCATGCCTTTCTCGATGGCGTAGACGAAATCCTGTGCTTTGGCGGCCGAAGTTAGTTTGTAAGACTCATAACCGACATTCTCAGCGATCGAGGTTAGCTTGACAACATTGCTGTCAACTAGACCCTGACGATTCACACCAGGCAGCACGGGGCTCACCAGGCCGTTTTTCGCTGTGATCCGTACGCTCAGGACGTAACCAAATGACTCGAAGCCATTGGCCAACGACTTATCCAGCTTCGCTGTAGCGCCAGCGGATACGGTGACGGTGCTGGGAGTTACAGTTGCACTGGTATCGTTGGTTACTGCGGAGACCGTGAAACGGGTGCCGTTAACAACAATCACACTGCCAACACCGATTTCCTGTGTAAACAGGGTGCTG